TGACGGTGCTGATGGTACTGATGGTACTGATGGTTCTGACGGTACTGATGGTTCTGACGGTACTGACGGTGAAGACGGTGCTGAAGGAAAAGCCGGTAAAGATGCTTCAATGTTTAAAGAATACATGACATCTATTGGTTATCAACCTGTACAGTTGCAACAAGCTATTACACCCCCTAAGAAAAATTACCTTAAAGAAATTGACGGATTAATTGGTCGTAGTTTATTTGGGAATATGATTGAATGACGTACTTAAACATAATGAATAACGTATTGCGCCGTTTGCGTGAAGAAGAAGTCAACAGCATTAATGAAAGCACCTATGCAAAAATGGCTGGTGATTTTATTAATGATGCGAAGTCTATTGTAGAAGACGCTACTGATTGGTCTGCACTGCGTGACACTGTAATTGTTAACACCGTTGCAGATGACAACCAATATTCCCTCACAGGATGCGGTGATAATGTAAAAATTATGTCTGCTCTTAACACAACAGAAAAAACATTCTTAACTTATCAAACAAAAGATTGGTTTAATGAGCAGTTGTATATTGCCAGCACATCAGCAGGTTCACCTGTTTATTATACCTTTGACGGTTTAGACGCTAACGGAGACACCCAGTTCCTTATTAGTCCACAGCCTGATGGTGTTTACACGTTAAGACTTAATGTTATTAAGCGACAAGCAGATCTGTCTAGCGATGCATCTAACTTACTTGTACCAGAAAAACCCGTAATACATTTAGCAGTAGCTTTGTTGGCTCGTGAACGTGGTGAAACAGGCGGTACTTCTACTGCTGAGTACTTTACTATAGCTAACCAGTACTTGTCAGACGCTATTGCTATTGACGCGGCAAAGCATCCTGAAGAGATGGTATTTAGGACTATCTAATATGGCACAAGAACTACGCAGTATTAATCTTGTAGCTCCGGCATTCAAAGGTATTAACACCGAAGATTCGCCGTTGGCTCAAGATCCGTCGTTTGCTGAGACCGCAGATAATGCAGTTATTGACAAGCGTGGTCGTATTGCCGCACGTAAAGGGCATGAAGTTACTACAACAAACAAGACCGCTTTGGGTACTGCGGCTCTTAGAGCAATTAAAACATTTAGAGACGACGCAGGAAACACTAAGGTATTTTCAGCAGGGAATAATAAAATCTTTAGCGGTACTACAACACTGGTTGATGAGACTCCTGTTGGTTATACAATTACTGCTGACAATTGGAAGATGGTTAACTTTAATGACCGTATCTATATGTTTCAGCGCGGTTATGAGCCTTTAGTTTATGACAACACTTCAGCTGTTGTAGAGGCCATGAGCGACCATACACACGCTACTGGTGTTGCTGCTACTATGTACGGCAACGAGGTGTTAGCGGCTTACGGTCGTTTATGGACTTCTGATTTTACTGATAATAAGTCTACTATTTACTGGTCTGATTTGTTAAACGGCGTTCACTGGTCAGGCGGTTCTAGTGGTTCTATTGATATCTCTAAAGTATGGCCTAACGGTTATGACGAGATTGTTTCGTTAGCAGCACACAACAACTTGTTAATTATCTTTGGACAACACAGCATTGTTGTTTACGAAGGGGCTACCTCTCCTGCTTCTATGGCTCTTTCGGACACTGTTGCAGGTGTTGGTTGCGTTGATCGTGACACAGTGCAATATACAGGAACAGACGTTATCTTCTTGTCGCAAACAGGGCTAAGAAGTTTTGGTCGGACAATACAAGAAAAGTCCATGCCTATCAGTTCATTGTCTAAGACGATAACTAAAGACATTATTAGTTTGTTACAGAACGAGTCAGATTTTTACAGGTCAGTATACAGCCCAGAAGAAAACTTCTATCTATTGTCGTTTGTAGGGCAAGAAACTACATATTGTTTTGACGTGAGAGGCACACTAGAAGACGGATCATATCGTGTTACTCGTTGGCCGGGTTCTTTGTTTACTGCGTATGAAACACGTAGGGACGGTAAGTTATTTATAGGAACAACGGACGGGATTAGCGAGTACAAGGGTTACTCTGATAATGGCGTTAAGTATCGTTTTAAATACTTTAGTCCTAGTTTAACTTTTGGTGATCCTTCTCGTTTAAAGATTCTTAAGAAAATTAAACCGACACTGGTAGGTGCTAACAGTGCTACGGTATTTATGAAGTTTGCTTATGACTTCGGTACAAGTTTTAGCACAACAGAATTTACAGTAGGTAATCAAAACCCTGCTTTTTATAACGTCAACGAGTTTGGCGCTAACTCAGTCCCGCTATCAGAGTTTACTGGTGGCGAACTAACTAACCAACGAAGTCTTAATGCAGTAGGGAACGGAACAAGTGTTGTTGTCGGTCTTGAGTCTGACATCAACGGCTTTGCTCTATCACTACAAGAAATTAACCTACTAGCCTTAATAGGTAAAACGCTTTAATTAGGAGAAAACAATGGCTGAAGAGCTTTTTGGAAGTCAGACTTTAGGGGATATTGCAAGTTATCTTGAAGGCGGAGGCGCTCAAGGGCTTGCCGGTCTTGGTCTTTTAACAAGTGCCTACAACAGGCTAGGTAATGTTGGAGAACAAGGTCAGCGTCTTGGTCAAGAACTAGCAGAGACCCAAATAGGACAGGCAGCGTTTAGACCGTACACTGTTACTACTGCTACTGGTGGTCAGTTTGGTACGCAGATTGATCCTGTTACTGGACAGCTTAAGACTACTATGGGTGTTTCTCCTGAAGAACAAGCTATGCGTAGTCAGTTGTTTGGCGATGCAGGTCAGTTCTATCAACAAGCTGCGATGCCTACAGGAGAGCGTGAACAGGCTATCTTTGAGCGTATGAGATTAGCACAACGTCCTGAAGAAGAGCGTCAACGCCTAGCACTAGAAGAGCGTCTAGCAGGTCAGGGTCGTCTTGGTGTACGCACTGCACAGTTTGGTGGATCACCAGAGCAGTTTGCATTGGCTCAAGCGCAAGAAGAAGGACGCAATAGAGCTATGTTAGGCGCTATGCAACAAGCTCAGGCAGAACAGATGCAACAAGCAGGTTTAGGACAACAATACTTAGGTGCTAGTTATTTACCACAGCAGATGTTATTACAAGGAATTACACCGGGACAGACAGCGGCGGGCGCGTCACAACAAGCTCAGTTGTACGGTGCAGGTTTGTTTGGTGAAGCAACTGCTTCTGGTATTGATGCGTTGTTAGGATCTGCTCTTGGACAGGGTAACTTGATGGGTGCGGCAGGTACTGGTTTATTGTCAGGTTTGTTTGCTCCTAGTGGAGGCGGTGGCTCAGAAGGTACAAGCTTTTTTGATATACTAAGGAATTTGTAGGAGAACCATAATGGCTACATTTGGAAAAGATTTTGTAAGAGCGGCTACACAACCAGCATATCTCCAAGGGTTATTTACTGCGGCCCAAGGTTTAGGCGCTGCTCCTGCGCGAGAAGAAGAGCGACGTAAAAAAGAAGAGGAAAGAAAAGCGTACTCTATGTTAGCAGGTATTCAAGGAAACATATACGACACACTTGAAAATCAGCAACTAACCGAAGAAGAACGCGCTGCTCGTCTAAATGAACTACGACAAGGAGCGTTAACAGCCGCTGAAAACATTGAAAGTGTTAATCCTTTAACTGTTGAGGGTATGGTACGTACTGCTAGACGTGACGTATTTGCTGAGCAAGAACAACAACGACAGTCAAAAAGAGCAGATGAACGTCTTGAGTTATCGTTTGAAAACTTAGGTCTACAAAAAGAAGCTGCTACTAGAGCTGCTGAAAAACATAAAGAGTTTATGGGAACCGCTGATTACAGACAAGCTCAAAGAGATTTTCAAGCTAACCAACAGCTCCACACAACAATGGTACAAGCTGCTGAGAAACTATCTACAACAGAACAAGGTAGAGAAAGTTTTGTCAACGCTTATGGTGAAAATAGCGTAGGTATCTTTGACGCTATTAAAACGAAGAACGACACAGCCGTAGCACAACGCGATGCTATTTTAGAGAGTGCTAAGCAAGGTAAGTTTGAATTTTCTAAAGAAGATCTTATGAAAGAACACGGCTTTGATGAAAAAGCTGCTAACAACTTATTAGCTGTTGCTAAACAGTCTCCTAAGAGAGCTTCTGAGATTTTTGCTAATTATCTGTTTAAGACTCAAAAAAGAGTAGAAGTTCCTAGTGCTTATGTTTCATTGTTCCAAGATGCTGCAATGTCTCAAATAGACCAAAATATATTTGAGACCGATGAAAAATTTGAAGGAAGGGCAGCAAAATTAGCTCTAGATGCGGCAGATGCTTATGTTAAATCAGGAGGTAATTTTGAAGAAGCCATGAAGGCTATTACCGGAGGATCTGTACAAAACGATACAGAACAACAAACAGAAGACGGTATGTCACAGCCAGAAGACGGTATGTCACAGCTAAGAAAATTTGAAGAACAATATACGACAGTGGATGATGCTAAAGAATCATGAACTTTCCAATAATAAAAGCTAAAGACATCAAGGCAGGAGAAGAACTTCGTGAGGCTTATGCTGTGATGCAAAGGCTTGAGGAAAGTAACGCTCCTGAAGAAGTATTAACCAGAGCAAGAGCTATTGTAAAAGAGTTAGAGGCTCCTGTTGCGGCTGATGAAGACAGCTTAGATGCTATAAGACTTAAAGTAGCTGAAGCAGATAAAGTAATTGCTAATCTTGTTAAGGCTGACGCTCCTAAAAATGTTATTGCAAAAGCGCAAGAGATTCGTAGAGACTTAGCAGATCCTTTAGACTCAACAGAAGAAGTTCGGGCGCTTGCTGGTACGGCTTTAGAGGGTATCAGTGCTGGTATGCTCGGTGATGAATTTAGAGCCTATGCCATATCTTCACTAACTGGTGCTGACTATGATGAACAGTTAGAAGAAGAGCGGCGCATTGAGGCAGAGTTTTTTCATGATAATCCTTTAGTGGCTAACGCTACGTTAATCGGCGCAGGTTTCCTACCGTCTGGTTTGCTGTTAAAAGCAGTAGGCACGGGTAAGACGGCACTACAAGGAGCATCAAGAGGTCTTGCTGTTGCTGGAGGTGAAGGCGCTGTTTATGGCTTCTCTGAAGGTGAAGGTGGTTTTAAGAACCGTCTAGAAAACGCCGCAACTGTAGGTGGTTTTAGTGGAGTGTTAGGCGCAGGTGTTGGTGGTCTTGTCGGTCGCGCAGAAGGCAGATCGTTAGCGCGCATAGAATCAGAACGTGCCGCAGAAGAGGCTCGTAAAGAAGCTGTCAAACTGCTCAACAAACCTAATAGTAACCACGACGAAGTTATTGGCGCGTTCCAGAAAGAGATGGACGAAGTTGCTCTTGACATTATGGTTAAAGAAGGTAGAGATCTTAACGGTCTTGATTATGGTAAAGCTCTCAAACAAGCATCAGAAAACACTGGTATAGGTATCAACCGTTTACGTCACGCTGAAGCTGCTCGTGGCAGAAGTGTAATTAACTTTGACAACTTAACAGCTAAAGAGCTTAGAGAAAGAATAGGTACGTTAGCGGATGAGACAGGTTTTGTTAACGGTAGATACAGACCTAATCAGTTTACAGCTTGGGTTGACGATAAGTTACGTGATGTAGGTATTCTTTCTGAGAAGCAAGTAAGTAAACGCTTTGGCGCTCAAATGAGACGTACTGCTTCTCTTATGGCTCGTAACCACGCAGCAACAGAGAATGTATTAGCAGGTAAAAATATACAAGCATTCAACAAAGCATTAGAAGATGACTATGCAGTACGTATGAACATCTTAAATATGTCTAACATTGATGCTGCTAACCCAGCTGCTAACATTGCAGAGAGGGCTGCTTCCTACCGTCAAGCAAAAACCTTGTTAGCTAGGAACTACGGAGAAGATGCTGCAACAGGTCTGGATGCAACACTGGCTAAGCTTCGTGCAAACTCAGCACAAAAAAGAGAGTTTGTTGATAGTGGTTTGCCTGACGATCCTTATTACTTTCCATCATTAGCTTTGTCAAAACAGCCTAACACTGGTTTCAGAACAGCGGCTCCTGCAAAGAAAACAAGTACAGAATCTTACGATCAAAAGCGAGGACAACTTCTTGATCCCGATCAGGCAGCTGATTATGAAAATCCTATGGTTGTTGCTAAAGATTGGTTACGTAAATCTGATTCTGAAATAGCAGCGGCTCAGACGCTTAAACTAGAAAATTTAAATGTTCGTCGTCAGCGACTGCAACAAAGAGCGGCAGCTGGTGACAGAAGAGCGGCTAAGGCTTTAGCAACTTTTGAGTATCGTGTGAAGCGCGGTGATGCTTTATACGACACGTTGAAGAAAGCTGCTAGACAAGAAGGCGCAGACATTAGAACAGCAGAAAAAGCTCAAGACATTCTTAGGTCTCTTGTTGTTATGGGTTCTAGAGGTCCAGAGGGTTGGATAAGCAATCTTCGTAAGGCGGCTTATATGGGTACTATTGCTAACCCATACTCAGCTGTTCTTAACTTAGGTGATGTATTCAACGCAGCTGTTAACTATGGCACAGAAAACACCTTAGAGGCAATATTAGACACTATCCGTAAACGTGGCGTTGACATTAGCGTTAAAGACGTAGGTCTAGCTAAACAGGTAACGGGTGAATTCTTACGTGAAGGTTCCTCCGCTGCTCAGAAAAGATTTAATAAAATGAATGAAGCTGCTTTTAAGCTGTCCGGTTTTACTGATGTTGACCGTTTCGGTAAAAACGTAGCATTGAAGGCGGCTGTAAAGCAAGGCCAAGAATTAGTCAGAAAGGGTCAGCTAAGAGAAAAGTACGGACATGCTTTTACTAACAATGAGTTTGAGCGACTCAGTCGAGATCTGTTAGCAGGTAAGAAATCTAAACTTGTGACAGACTTTGCTGCTGTTCAGCTGTCTAGACTACAGCCTAGTGACATGGCAGCTCTGCCTAAGTGGTATCTTGACCATCCTAACTGGCGTGTTCTTTACATGCTGAGAACGTTTGGTCTTAAGCAGTTACAGCAATTAGAGACGTTAATTGTTAACGAATGGAAACAAGGCAACAAGAAAGAAGCTATCAAAAACGGTATGGCTTACGGTCTTATTGTAGGTGGTGGTAACGCTGCTCTCAACGAAAGTCGTCAGATATTAAAAGGTAACGAACCACAGCTTGAAGAGATGCCTATGCGTTGGGCAGATCATATGTTAGGCGCCACAACAGTAAATACGTTTGGTGCTTACGGCCTGAGAAAAGCACAACAAGGTGATGCAAGTGGTCTTGCTGCCTCAGTAGCTCCTGCTCCGTTGTCTATGGTACTTGCTCCTGTAGTAGATCTAGCTCAGTTTGGACCGGGAGGAACCAAAGATCTTGATGAATTCTTAGAAGACAGCAAAACCCTTGGTTGGCTCCCGTGGGGTAACCTAGTTCAAGACTGGGTAGAAGACTAGATCTCGCAGTTGTTACCAGTACAGGCTAACGTCTGTGATCCTTCAGTCATGTCAGAGTTCTCAGAGATGTTCCACTCAATTGTCTCTGGGAACTCTTCCTTCAGCTTCTCATAAGTCTCTAAGTCAACAGGCTCATAAGGTGCTTGCTGATAGGTATGCTCTGAGTAAGGCAAGAACGACACACCACTGATCTTATCGAACTTGTTATACAACCACTGACCTACTTCCAAAAACTCATCGTCACGATAGTAACAAGTCATTGACGGTTTGTGTTCACACCAGTAGTCCTGATAAATCTCCCATAGTTCTAACTGTTCCATAGCACCCATCTCAGAGGCCACCACAGCCCCGTCAGGAGACTTTATAGGAAAGGAGAATACCTTGGTAGAGGGTGACATTACATCGTCTTCTACAGGGATTCCTGCTTCTTCGAGGACGGAGCACAAAGGGTCTCTCGCGTCTGCTCGTACTCTTCTAATGTACTGATCCGCATATCGAGGGTGTATTCCGCTAGCAGAATCAACCAGTTGAGACACAGTACCGCTAGGCTTAACGGCGGTAATAGCAGTAGAAATATTAATAGCCAATCTGTCAGCCCATGATTTATTCGTAGCGATAGCTTCTTCACGTAACTCAGTAAGCCATGTTTTAAGAACACCTTTATCTCTCCTCCCTGATAGGGTTGGATGATCCATGATACCTGTTAACGACACACCCAGCAGTGCTTCTTCTTCAGTGTTCTTCTGCCATATCTTACGCAGGTAACGGAAGTCTGTCAAGGTAGCTTGTAAAGTTCCAAGGATAGTCGCAACACGTACTTTTCGTTTGAGGTCTGAGAGCGTATCTGTTGACCTGACAACAACTTCTGATAGATTGCAGAATTGGTTAGGTCGTAGGATGATTTCGCTACATGGATTAGTTCCAAAATCATAGGAAGCATCTCGTCGCTCGTTCTTTGCAGCTTGCTTTTGACTTGCGACTCTAGAGAACATACCTCGCTCTCCTGAACGGGACTCGTATAAACTTTTCCACTCATTTAAAAATGCCTCGAAGTCTGGCTTCTCTGTATAACAAGCACTGTTGTTTGCTAGTCCACGTTGAGGGTTGTCTTGCCACCACTGGCCTGACTTGCATCGTCGGAGTCTATCGTCAGTGAGGTTAGACAGACTGATGAGAGCGGACCTGCGTACACCTCCGACGACGACGATCTGTGCAATCTTACAGCAGATATCATGACATTCGATGGAGCTAAGTTTACGTCCAGCAGCCTCCCGAAAGACGCTGACTGTGAAGTTGAACAGATCGACAAGAGGCTCTGGACCAGATGCTCTACCTCCGAAGGTCTTAAGGGCTGCCCCTGCAAGTCGTACTCCAGACACGTCCCATTTTGGAAGTTGGCCTGAATACAACAAGCTAATAAGTTCCC